TAGCGTATTTTTTGGGGAAATTCTTATAATTTTTGCATTTGGAAAAAAATCTAGTATTGCAGTTACTTCGTGGTCTTGGTGAGCATGATTTGAAAATATTACTTGATCTAGTAGACTGTAATTTAGGTTTTTTTTTCCAATTATTTCATTTACATTGTAGATAAATTGTTGATTTAATTTTAAAGTATTTGACTTCTGATGATTTATATTTGTAATTTTTAAATCAGTTGGTCTAAAGATAACTTGACCGCGTTCGTTAATTCCAAAATAATAACAGCCAGTTCTACCATAGTGAAAATTCACAATAGATGCTAATAAATCTCCGGCTGCACCTTTTGGGTAAACTATCCATATGCAAGGGTCTTCTTTTTTAAAATCAATACCATCAATAAAATTGTCAAATTTTTCTTGATACTTCATTAAATTTTATCTTTGATGTGTGAACCATGTACACGTACTCGTATATGGCCGTTGTAATAATCTGCTGATTCCAATACTCGCCTTGCAAATTGCTCTCGTGCCTCAATATAACTGCACTCACTCTTGCTTTTGCAATAGTAAAGTATTTCTCTGGAGAAGTTTTCGGTGCCTAAAGTGATTACGTCTGCGGTTAATTCTGGGCTTGACCCGTAGTACTCACGCCAATCTGAATCGATCTTGGTGCGTATCTTTTTCCGCTTTTTGATGCCGTTCTTTTGTTTTACTGTCTTGTACGTTGTTTTTGAAAATTTTGCTAATTTTTTGCCTATGTACTTGCGTCCAGATAGATTATTTGTAATTAGATAAACAAATCCCACACATTCTTCGGGCAGTGTCTCAACTGGGGTGTCTTGATATTGCCATGTCATGTGAATTTTGGGAATTGCCTTTCGTGCTATAGTTATGCCTTGTGTTCAAAGTTCACGTAAAAAGTTGCCTCTTCTATCACAGTGTTTGGGGACACTGCGGTAGAGTATTGTATAAAATTGCTAATATCTGTTAAATCAATACCGTTTCCAGTCCAAGTGGGACGACTACGGCTCAGTTCTGTATCCAATCGATCCGGTGTGATCAATGTGGTTCGAAACTTTACTAGATTTTGTTTGAATGCCTGTGTACCTTGCTGGCTGGCATGTGCCAAGGCTGCCTTGGCCACACGATATGTTTCAAATCTGGGCTCAGGCGCCACAATGTGTTGTTCGCCCACTGAACCAATGTTGAAAATATGTCCAGACTTGCCGGCTTTTTTCCATGCATCGTACACAGCAAAATACAACTGTGCTTGTCCAAAGTTGGCCCACAACTCCTGAGGAGGACCATCAAATGCATTGTTTACAAACACATCATATTCCAAACTCAACACAGCAAGCTCATGTGTGTTGAGATTGATATCAAATCCATTGGCACGACTTGCACTGTCTGCACCAAACACATTCACCAGGTGCTCGCCCAGTCCTCGATTGCCGCCTGTTACTAACATTTTCATCTTGATTGATCCCATACTTTTGTAAATTTTTCACCACAGGTCATTGCACATTCAAACATTCTGTTGTGATTGCCAAATGATGCCACTAGATCCTTCCAGAAGTTGTTGGCAAATATTTCCGGCAATGTTTTGTTGTGTATGTTTAAATTGTCTAGCCCATACCGTTCCAAAAATTCACGCACTTGATTTTTACCATTTACTGTGCTTAATGCATTTGCACCAGGTAATGTGCCGTCTCTAAATCTTGCATCATACAAGTTGTGATTGAAAAAATTACAAGGCAATACCATACCTTCAGCATTAATGGCCACTTTACGTCCCATTAATGCATCACACTTTATTGGTGTGTTATCAAAATATTCCCCAACATCTTTGTATTGCTGTTTGAGAGCGGGCAACGATTGCATACTGCGATTTTGATATTTTTGATCAGTAGGCGGTTCTAACACATAATCAGCGCCAGCAACCGGCCACAAATTCATTTCATTCATAGTGGCATGATTTAAAAATCTACCAGTGCGACGAATTAACACATTGTAGAATCCCATGCCCCGGCCCAGTTGTTGAACTTGATCAACTTGATGTTCATTGTGTCGGAACACAATAAAATTCCACTGAGCTCGCCCACCAGCTGAGATAAACGCCTGAGCATTAGCAATCACACTGTTGTATTTTACATTCTTTCTGTACAGATGTAAAGTATCTTCTAGTCCGTCAATGCCAAAATCTATTTGACCGTAGCCGTTCATGATTTTTGCAATTTCTGCCCAGTACTCAGGATCATGTACTCCACCATTGGTGTGTATGTACAACCACAGTGTGGGACTCTTACTTCTAAAGTCACGCAAGATGTCCAAGAAGTCTGGATGCATTATGGGATCACCATAACTGCCACAAAAAAACACCTGTCGTAACTGCTGGCACAACTTGGTGTCAAATGCTTGAGCAATGGTCACACGTGGCAAGTGTGTGAGTGGCATGTAAGGATTGATACCTGTTCCCAAGTTATTGCGAGGGCATTGAGGGCAGGCAGCATTACAATACGTTGTAATTTCAATTTGGTATTCAGTAATGTTGTGGTAATTAAACATCAGGCAAATTCTCAAAAATATTTTTAATTTCTTCAAGCACCTGATGATTAGTTTTAAAAATAGTATTTGACAACTGTGGGCCTGGACGTCGAATATCAATCAACCATTTTGCAGCAGGAGTTGCAAATTGCAGTACCCACGTGCCATTGTGCCCCAAATACAAATTGGGACTGATTGAATACGGTTCGTTGTCGGCTTTGTGCAAGTACACAGGAAAAAATTTGCCCAACCACAATTCACTAGCCAATGGAATATGGTCTAGTTCTACTCCGACTATTTCCACATGCTTGTCTATGGCAATACTGCCATCGGGGGCGAGCACATGATCATGCACAGTTTTGCCATGGTGTGTTATTTTTAATTCGTGATTGCCGTCGTCAAGCAACACATCAAACTCTAGACAATCCTGCGCAACACCATCATACAACAGCATGTAGTCATCAACAGTGACCTTGATCAACGGGTCTCCCAGACTGCGTTCCACATCAAAATTCAGTTGCAGTTTCAATGCACCAACTCCTGAATTCTAGCCAGACGTTCTTGATATTTGTCCATCAGCGTTTTGAGCTGATCGTCGCCTTTCCAAAATGTGTATCCCAATTGTTCACAATGTTCTTGTACTTGTATTCTGCGCATGATGCGTTTTTTATAAGTCAAATCAGGATTGGTTGCACACATCCAGTCTGCTCCTTGCGGCTGTTGATTGTTGATACCAATGATGTTCAGTGTTTCAGGATGATCAAACATGGGAGTACCTTGTTCAATGGTCAGCGTGGTGCCCAAGTTAACACCAATTATTGTGCCGTCTGCTACAAATCGTTGATACTTGGTCAGCATGTCCAATGATGCTTGATGGTCCTGTTCGGTCTCTGTAGGAAAGCCAGTAATCATTAAAAAATAAACTTGCATTTTGTTTTTGCTGTACTGTGCCATGTTGTAGTCAAGATCAGCCATGGTAAAATCTTTACGCATATCGGCCAACACTCGATCACTGCCGCTCTCAATGCCCAGTACCATGGTCTCTGCACCTGCTCGAGCCATGTGTTCAAAATCCACTGGCCGCATGGCGCTGTGTTTGCGCACAATGGCGTGACTGCTGTAGGTAAAATATCGGTCTGGCAGATGGTGCAACTCATAGTAAGCTATTAATGATTGATTAAACAATCGAAAATCTTTCATGCTGCCATTACACAAGGCATCGTGAAAAAAGAAATCTCTCACACCGTATTGTTCGTAGTAGTGAATCATTTCATTGGCCAGTTGCAATCCTGGTTTGATTCGAAATCCACCTTGCACAGTTGGAATGTCGCAGAACACGCATTTTCTGATACAACCTCTAGAACTTTCTATTGGCAACACGCCATGTTGGCTGCCGTTTTTGTATGCTAGTACATCAAAATCACTAAAGTCCATCACAGGATGATTAACAATGTTACTGCGTTCAGCAAAAAAATCTGTGTCTATGCCAGCAACATTGTAGTTGCCTTGTATGATGGCCGGTATGGTGGTTTCAGCTTCGCCACGAATCCAATGATCAATCAGATTGCGTTGTTTGAGATAATGTGCAAATATGGGTTTATCGGCAAAACTCCCATTTTCTTCACGTATCAGTCCTTGCCCACCAATTATAACTTCGCATTGGTATTGAGTTCTAAATTTTTCTAAAAACTTTTCAGTGAAACGTTGTGCTTGCCAACTGAACACACTGATCAACAATTTTTTGGGTTGGTGCGCAGACAGCAAATCAATCCAGTATTGAATGAACTGATCAAATAGAATTTGAGCACATGCACTGAGATGTTTGTTTTTAATAAACAAGTATTCATCAATTTCATTCCACAACACAGGATCACATTGTTCTTGAAATCTTGTAAAATAATCAAGATTTATGTCTAGGCATTTGCTGGTCACATTGTGTTGGTTGAATAATTGCTTAATGATAGCAGGAGCGGCTGCAGGGCGTACTGCTGCCTTTCTTGGTACTGTTAAAATTATTGCATGGACCATGTTCTTTAAGCAATGTCAACATCAGTATTGTAACTGGTAAATCCGTTTTCTTTCACCACCTTGAGTATGTTTTCCACACGCCCAGCCAGCTCGTCTCTGTGCGATACCAACCAAACAGATTTGTTACGCTCGCGTGTCATCTTCTTCAACAGTGCTAGAGCATTCTCCACACCTTGTGTGTCTAGACCAGAGTCAATCATTTCGTCAATGAACAAGATGTTGATGGGTGAATACAAACTCTCCCACACATCACGGAACGCCCATGACATTGATAGTATCAGTCTATTGCGTTCACCACGACTCAGATTGTCAAAGTCCAGTTCACGACCCAGTTCTTCAATGCTCACACTCAAGTCGTTTTGAAACTTCACAGTGTGTGGCAACCCAATACGATCCAAGTACCAGGTGAGTCGAGCGTTCAAGTAACTCAAGTTTTGATCAATAATTTTTTTGCGAACAAAACTATCTTTGCTGGTCAACAATTTGAGCAAAAACTCTTGATGGTCCTGTATTCTAGTGAGGCCATTTAAATGATCATATGAGACAATTTGTAGAGCCTGGTGCTCCATGTCTGAGATTTGATCAGTGTAGGGATCTGCCTCGGTTTGTTTGCTTTGAATTTGTTGTTGCAATGATTCCAAAGTACTGCGATGCTTGAATGCATCATCTTCTTTGTCATAGAACATTGAGGGTGGTTTACCCAATACGCCCAGTTCGGTGTGTGCTGTTTGCAGTTCTGTCAGTATGGCGGTGTGCGATACTGTGTTGGCATCAGCATCTGCTAAATCTCGTTTTTTATCTGCCAACACCTTGGTATGCTTGTCATCATGAAACTCCTGACCACAAGTGTGGCAAGTATGTGCCTCCAAACTTTCAATTTCTTTTGTGAGTTTGGCAATGGTCTTTTCTTCACGCTGAACGTCC